GCAGAGCCCAATCCACCGTCCATGATAGCTACGTTTTAAGTAGTCATTATGTTCGCTGTCGGCCAGTGGCCGACAGTGCCGTCGGTTTTGCGTATCCTACATTCCTTCCGCAAAATATCTCCATCAGAATCCAACCTAGGTGATCCTTTGACAGTAATGTCAAAGAAAGCCAAAGTTGGCGCATAGTCCTCTATATTATCGCCGCTCCGCTGTTTTAAGGCATCGTGGTAATAATGGCACTCTAAGTCGGGGTCCAACCCATACTTAGGTGGTAAAGAGGTCAAGCATTTGAAAGAGATTGTTCCATCAACGTTGTAATATGGGTTATGGTAATCCGGCCAAACGTACTCATCGAGTGCGCAAAAGCATGGACCTGTCTCCCATCGTCGATAAAACGCCCAATCACTAGGGCTAAATTCGCTTGATGTGTAGTATGGTATACCGTCTAAACAAGAGTTACTGATTCTGACCCCAGATCCATCCGGGTAGTCAGGTGGAACTAAACAAATCTTTCCTAACTTAGCTAATTTGTGGTATTTGTTAACCCACAAGCTAAGTCTTTCTGGAAGGTGACCCATTCGTTCTACTATAGGTGAAGTGTTGTTATACAACACATAAAGCCACGCTTGGAAGCGTTTCTTATTTTCACCATCAGATAACTTTTCGTCCAGCGGCGGTCTTTTCGGTTGAAAAGGCCGTACCATTCGTCCGCAGTAGTAATCACCACCACATGACTCTCTGAACCCTCCTGACGAAAACGATTTATCGAGGTTAAGTTTCCAATTTAACCACGTGGCGTATTTCTCGACGGTCCCGATTACTCGGGAATCAACAACTCCGTCGTCGCCAAAGGATGAACAAAAAGTTAATTCATCCCTATTCATATCGTTCTCACATGCATATATATCTGTGCATGCTTCAAGGAAAGCCCAAAAGACTAAGGTTTGAAGAGGAAAAGTGATCGGATTACCCATTGTAGCGAACATGGAAGTTGCTACTACACATTTAGCAGTGTAGGATATACCGTTTTTGTGCATCTTGATCGAAAAGGAGTCAGTGTGTTCACTAAGGAACACCTCCAAATCTTCGAGAGACGCAAAATCACCTTGTTGTCCTAGTGACCCCTGAAATTTAACACTCGTCGATTTACACCGACAAACATTAGACATAAAGGAGAACCAACCAGAACAAAACCCCTCCGACATAAGCGCTTCAACTAAATACAACCAAATGCGGTCAGAAGCTTCCGACCAGTCCACAGTAGCGATATGTAGGTCCTCAAACAGAGAACCAAGTCTCGCCATATTTTTGTGAACGTTTGGCTGTGTACGCAAGTCTATGTGACAATACGTACTTAAGCGCGAAGTTATCCAGAGTGCTACCATTTTTGCGAAGAACGCAACTGCGGTAGGCTCAGGACACATTGTACGGAGTGAATCAAACTTCTTAGGAACAAAACCAGTTTCGGTAGTCTCAACAACTTGTGCCGCAGTACCATGGTGAGAAGATTCTCCTAGGAGATCCCAACCATTAATAGTACTACGCATCGCATCATTCTCCTCGACTAAAATACTGTCGCGAAGCTGGGAATCCCAGTGTAAATAATGAAGCAATTGTTGTAAAGACGCCTGCGTACCCGCAATGGAACAATTCTTTATATGTAAATATGCTGAATTGAACTCCACATCTGTGGTACGGTTAGGGCCGTGTCCAGTTAAGTGATACAAGCTTAAAGGATCAAACTCTACGTTGAAGAAACTATTCATATGGAACTTCATCCTATCTAGGAGAGGCTTCATCATCGAATGGTTCAACACATACTGGTCAATAGCGACACCATCTAAATTAGTCCCGAGGAACTTCTTCGCGGCTTTCGCCTGAAGTTTAGATGATTCTTCACTCTCTTGACAGGAAATATACCTATCGAAGAAACCAGATAACACATAAGGAACATCAAATTCCGTTTTAGATTGGCCAGCATCATACTTCTGTGGATGCCAGCTTGATACAATCCGACGGGCACGAGAAGGATCCTTACCATGAAAGGTGAAGGCCCTCGTGCTACCCCAACAATCCGAAGCTAAGCTATTAAAACAATCTAGCACAGCTTCATCTGCTAATGAGAATAACTCATTATAAAGGGATACATTCCTCTTCGTTACTGTTGTCGTCTTTGTTCTTAAAGCAGAACGAGACGGTATATTGCGAGTAGTCATAAGACACCGTTAACATAATTGTGAGAAGGATGATTAAACGTTTAATCATTGATAAGCAACTGCTGAATCTTCACCAACTCTGCATCTACAAACGCAGATACCGTGTTCCACAGCTTAGCTTCACGCTCTGCTGCAGTCTGCTCTGGATGATAACTCATATTCAGGTTATCAGGCAAAGGATACACGGCGCCATTAGAGGCGACAAAAGGTTGGTGTACAGTAACAGCTGTTCGATGTAGTTTAGCGTTACCGTTCGGTTGAACGGCACCGATAGTTACATCAGTAATTACCTTCCCACGCAACGAAGGGTCTGATACAGAGGAGTCGACTAAGACTTTCTTACCATTCTGACCCTTACCATCGTTAACGAATGTTGTTAATGAACCACCGGTCATGGTTGCACCGGTAGCTCCACGCAATACTTGTACTGAAGTTGAAAGTGACATAATATATATCCTAATTTAAGTTAAGCTATCTACTTGGTTAAAGACTTTCTAAAGGTCTTACTGCTTGTCACCTTGGAAAAGGCTAGGGCAGCACCAGAGATAAAATGGGTTAATGATTTAAGCTCAGAGTTGAACTTAGGTGGAAGGGGGACAACCCCCGGGATTCGATCAGTAGTACGCCACCCTGTAACAACCTGTGTAGTGTAGGCCCTATTCTGGGTTTTCCACTTACCAGGAGTGTTAATTAAGGTTGCTGCTTCCTGATTAAATATATATTGTAAAACTACCTCGTTATATAGAGTTACCCAAGTGGCATTAGTCGCAAAACCAGGAACTGGTGTTACGGCTTCCAAATAGGAGTTTATATTTAAGGCCCAGTCAATTACGAAACTAAAAGGTATTAGCTCATAAGCGCCAGGGATGAGATCACGTAAGTCGAGACCAAGTTGAGATTTTCTACTTGGATTGTACCTCGTCATTACACCTGCCCTGGCATAACAATTTTGACTTAGAACGAGTTTAAAACGGTTGACGGTAGTATTAGCACCACTATCATATCCGCCCGACACAACGTTCACTACGTTTTCAGCTTCTTCGAATTTCTGTGACGACTCCGAACCTCGAAAGGTAGGAGGCCACTTCATTCGATTAGTGTCAACATAGTCTTTAGTCAACGTCTTTACTAACCCTTGGAGGGAAAGCATCAACGGTATAACACCATAATTTACCTCTAAC